CCGATGTTCGGACACTCGATCAAAGCCAGCAACTTTGAACGTTTAACCAAAATGGAGGACATATCAAATGTCTAAAAATCTAACCAATGCAGCAGTAATAGCCTTTGACAATGAAGTAAAGCACGAATACCAGGGGATGCAGACTCTAAGACACTGCGTTTCTCTGCGTACTGGAGTTACAGGTGAGTCCTACAAGTTCACCCGTATGGGTAAGGGCATGGCCAATCAGAAAGCAACCCAGGCAGATGTTACCCCTATGGACATCAGCCACGCACGTCAGACCGCCACAATGGAAAACTGGCTTGCTCCAGAGTATACCGATATCTTTGATCAGGCCGAGGTTAACTTTGATGAGAGATCAGAGCTTGCCCAGACCATAGCCAAGGCGATTGGTAGAAGGGAAGACCAGCTTGTAATTGATGCGCTTGCAGCCACAACCTTTGCAGCCACAAACGATGAGAACCCAGATACAGGGCGTGTTCTTGATATCTCTGCATCAAGAAATTTTGACTTTGAGGTAGTAAGGGCAGCTTCACAGCACATGAACGAGATTGAGGCACCACAGCAGGATAGATATTTTGTAATCCAGGCTGGTGTTCTGAATGAACTCCTTTCTACTCAGCAGGCTTCAAGCTCCGATTATGTGACTATCAAGGCTCTAATGAATGGCGAAATTGACACTTGGATGGGCTTCAAGTGGAAAGTCATTGGTAAAAGGAAAGAGGGTGGTCTTCCTGGTGTGACTGGTGACGAGATCGCTTTTGCATTTCATAAGGCGTCAATCGGCCTTGCAATCGGAATCGACATGAAGACTACTATTGACTGGGTGTCTCAAAAAACAGCCTGGCTTGCAAACGGTATATTTAAGGCTGGATCAGTAGCCAGAGAACCCCAGGGCATAGTCAAGGTTATTTACGACGAGACAGCATAATAAAGATTGGGGCATAGCCTCCATATGCGTTGCCCCAAACGCCTTCTCTCTCCCGCATGGAGGCTATACTTAATAACAATAAAATCCCAAGGAGGATATTAAAATGGCATTTACTCAGGCATCATTTCTACCACTTTCCGCAATGGCAAACAGCGATGCGCCAAGGACTTTTGTCTACAAATCAACCGATACTATAGCAACCATCAAGGCATCAGGGTATTTTAATGATACCTATATCACTTTGCTTGCAGATGATATGATCATAGTGTCAAACGGTAGCGAGGTCTACGAGCTTGTTGTATCCGCTATCACAGCAGGAGTTGTAACAACGCAGCTTAGGACAAGCCAGGAGCTTACAGCATCTGGAGCCGTGACACCTGGTGTGCAGTCTGTAGAACTTAACCATGCAACAGTTGCTGTAGCTGCAACTATCGCCACCTCAGTGGCCCACCCTGGCCTGTTTGTTGTAAAGGATACCAGCGCATCAGGAACAGCAGCCCACACACTGACACTGACAGCAGGAACCTTTAATGGAACAAACAACGTGGCCACCCTTAACGCTCCTAATGAGTGTCTTGTGGTCTGGTTTGATTCTGCCGGAAATGGATCTATCGTAGAGAATATTGGAACAGTAGCACTATCTTAATCTTAAACGGGGGTAGGGGAAACCTTACCCCACTATAAGGGCTTATGTCTGTATATCCTGAAACTATAATACCAGAGACCACAAGCGGTATCATAAGTGAGGAGCGGTCAGCCTCCGTATGCCCCCACTATAACAACCATAGGCACATCAATATGGGGACCATGGCGTATAGGTTCGGGAAGATCCATTGCAGGGGATGCAAGCAGGAATAGAGAGTTCATACTCAAAGATAACACTCAATATATACTAAGACTTATAAACCAGACCACATCAAATAATAATGTGAATGTTGAATTTGATTATTATGTACACCCAGGGGTTTAAGGAGGCCATATGCCGACTGACATAGACATGGCAAGCAATGCATTGCTTTTGATAGGGGATAACCCTATAAGCTCATTTACCGAGCCTGGAGCGGGGGCAGAGGTGGCAGCAGCTATCTATCCAGAGACATACAAGAAAGTATTGTCTGAACATCCATGGTCTTTTGCCCTGAAGGAACAGCAACTTAGTAGACTCACATCCGAACCGGACGACAAGACGGGTTACCAGTATGCATATCAGGCCCCAACAGACATGATCAGGCTTTGGGCTATTATGCCATGGTCCAATTATGTAATTATCGGGGATCTTATTTACTCCAATGAAAATGATCTATTAGCAAGGTATGTTTATAATGTATCGGAAACGGCCTTACCTCCTCATGTGGTGATTGCTGTTCAATACAAGCTCGCTTCAGACTTTGCTATATCCATCACAGAGAGCAACAGCAAATCAGAGCTATACGAGGCCAAATACAGGAACGCTTTAGCACATGCAAGGACTATTGACTCCCAAGGCAGACCACAGGAGTCAATTATTGATTCACCATTTGTGGATGTAAGATTTTCAGGACGGGGGTTATATTAATTTGGCAGATCTCTGGTATCTCCAAAGCAATCTGAATAGAGGTGAGCTTGACCCGCTTACAATAGGCAGAAAGGATCTTATTGCTTACTATAACGGCGTCCAGTCTGCACGTAATGTGATGTGCTTACCCCAGGGAGGATTAACAAAGCGACCAGGTACAGAGTTTATTGGAGAGGCCCTTGCAAATGGTAGGCTTGAGAATTTCTCTTTTAATATTGAGCAGAATTACCTTCTTGTTTTCACTGCGGTAAAAATGCAGATTTACAAAGACGGGGATCTATTGACCGATTTAAACGGATCTGGAACGTCTGTGGCTGTAACGAGCGTAACCGATAGTGGAGGTGTGGCGAGGTTCAACCATGCTGGCGTTGGCCCTTTATTGGGTGGTACTGTATCGTTATCTGGGTTTTCGGAGTCAACGTACAATGTAACAGGCACTGTCACCACTATATCCTCAAGTTACTTTGAATTATCTAGTATTGCATATGTATCTAACGATACAGGCAATTTTGTATCTAGCCATGAATGGGTAGCAACTCCATGGACACTTTCAGAGGTGTTGGCCTTTGATTATATACAGTCTGCAGATACTATCATAATCACTCACCCAGACGAAGAAACAAGGGTTATTACCAGAAGCTCAGACACCGTATGGACCATATCAACGGCAGGGTTTACCAATATCCCCCAGTATGATTTCAATGACGCCTCAAGCCCGACGCCGACTTCAGAGATCCAGACCCTTAATTTTGCCAATCATACCGAGGGAGACCGCTATAAAATAGCCTTAGAGGGTATTCTGACAGAGGAGGTTACATTTGCAGGGGATGACGACACCAACCAGGAGAACATCAGACAGGCATTGCAGAATCTTATAAATACCGGCTTTTCTGGTATATCTGTGACAACGGACGCGACTCTTGATACATACAGGGTCACTTTTGCAGATGAGGACGCCAAACCATGGGAGCTGATGACCGTAACCCCTATTTATACGATAAATACAGCTTTTGCAGTGGCGACCGTCAGAGTTCAGGCAGGAGTGGCCAGGGCTGAGGACTCATGGAGTGATACAAGAGGGTGGCCGACATGCTGCACATTTCATGAGGGCAGATTGTTTTTAGGTGGATCCAGTTCAAGACCAGCCACATTATGGGGATCGAGGGTCGGGGATTTCTTTAATTTCGATAAGGGACGGGCTCTTGATGATGAGGCAATTGAGGTCACATTAGATACAGACCAGGTTAATGCCATACAATCAGTGTTTAGTAATAGGTCGTTGCAGGTTTTCACCTCTGGAGGAGAATTTTACGTTCCAGAGTCGCCCATTACCCCCACAGGAATAGCAGTAAGCCCACAGAGCAATTTAGGCACCAAGAGAGTAAGACCAGTAACCATTGACGGTGTGACTTTGTTTCCTCAGAGGACAGGCAACGCCATAATTCAGTTTATATTCCTGGATGCTGTAAAGGCCAATCAATCGAGATCAATATCAGTCACTGCAGCGCACCTTATTAATGATCCTGTAAAGCTGGCAGCGAGCCGAGGGACAGAAACCACAGATGCAAATTATGTGTATATAGTCAACGATGACGGGTCAATGGCGGTTTATAATACTCTTGCAGCAGAAGAGGTAAGCGGTTTTACTCTGTGGGAGACATCAGGCAACATAAAGAGTGCTGCAGTTGTTGACAATAAGGTTAATTTGCTGGTGGAAAGGTCGGTTGATGGGTCTATATCTTACCATATAGAAACGGAGAATGATGACCTCAACACAGATGGGTCTGTGTATGACATCACGAACGACGCAGAAATCACAGGGCTTGATCATTTAGAGGGCTTAAAAGTTTGGGCCAAGGCAGACGGTGCTTTTATGGGAGAATATACCGTTACAAGTGGAAAGATCACCTTACCCAGGACGTCCTCAGATAAAGAAGCGGGATTATCATATTTACCCAATATCCAGACCATGCCTCTTAATGTTGACTTGGCCAATGGTCCCAACGCATCAGCTAAGAAAAAGATTGCTCGAATATCTTTGCAAATATATGAATCTAATGGAATAATAGTAAACGAGCAGAGATTAGCAGACAAGACAATAGCTCTTAACCAGTTCGACGCACCAGATCCTTATACAGGAATAAGAAGGATACACGTTTTGGGCTGGAGTTTAGAGGCAACAGTTACAATCACACAAAGTACACCCATGCCAATGACCATCTTAAATATCGGCATGGAAATCGCTGTCTAGGAGGATAACATGGGAGCAGCAGGGCCTTTAATGTTGGCAGGAACGGCCATGAGCCTCAGTACTGCGGTTACACAAGGCAAGTTAGAACGGGCAGCAGGTAGGGGCGCAGCTAGAGAGGCCGAAATAGTGGCCAAACAAGAGGAGCTTGGGGCCATACAAAGAGAAGCGGACAGGAAAGAAAGACTTGTTGAAGCTCTAGCGACACAGACCGCAAATGTCGGAGCGTCTGGTATCTCCATGTTTGAAGGGTCACCTCTGACAGTCATTCAGGAAAGCTTAAAGGCAGAGGCCACAGCCACAGAAAGAGATGAGTTTATGACCCGTTTAAGTGCCATGTCTACCAGGGCCAAGGGTAGGATGGCAAAGAGTGCTGCGGATATAAGATCCGATATTAGTTTAATGAGTTCTTTAGGACAAACCGGATTAGCTGGAGCGCAATATGCCACCATTCGATGAGACTGTTAATTTACAGGCAGTAGATACAGGCACAGGCGGTGCAAGTGCGTTGTTGTCCGTAGCTGATAGGCTGGAGTCTTTCGAGACTCTTGGACAACAGGCGGTAGGCTTTGCTGGTGATTTGAAGCGTGAAGAGATAGCAGATAATGCAGCTCATAACAAGGCTTTACAGGCTGCGTATCTGGCGAGCCTGGATAATGACATCAGGACCGAAGTATCACGCATACAGGCGGAGAATTCTGATAATCTAGTGGGGTTCAATGAGGCTGTTAAGGGTTATTCAAGCGGAGTCCTTAAGACCGTTGACCCCGCAGTGAGGCAAGACGCACTTTTAGCCCTAGATGACAGGATCACAAATTCAAGGATATCTGTACAGTCAAACCAGATCAAGAGACAATCAGCAGAGGCCCAGGCAGCATTACAGACAGCGTTGGAGTCTTCCAATATGGCAGCAGCACAGGCCAGCGCATCTGGCGACAGCATAACAGCAGCCACGGAACTGACCAAGGGCAGAGAGATCTCCACTCAGATGGTTGAAGCTGGTTATATGTCTCAGGATGATGCAGCCAAATACCTACGAGAATCAGAACGAGAAGCCACAGAGCAGGGTTTTAGGGCTCAACTTGATACCCAGACCATAGAAGAGGCAACAGAGTCTATTA